TCTTGAGCCAGTGTGGCGTGGCAATTTTATGTTGGAACTGGATACCGTCTCATGCATAGTAGTATGCGAGACCTACTGAACAAAGTTGATGGAGTTCTCCTTCGCAAAACTGAACAACCTAATAAATTTTATTCAAAATGAATGTTAAAGTATTACGCATGAACACAGGTGAAGAAATTATCTTCACCCTTATCAATGAAGATGAAACGACAATCGAGGTTGAACACCCCCTTGTCGCTCTTCCCAATGCACAGGGGCAGGTTGGTTTTGCTCCCTGGTCTACTCTTGCGAAAGAAGATGAAACCATCAAGATTTCCAAGGAATATATTGTGTATATGATTGATGCACGGGAAGAAATTGTAGAAAACTACGAAAAGGTCTTTTCACCCATTGAAACACCTACAAAGAAACTCATCCTATGAAAAAACTATTTCTAATCGTTGCTGGTAGTATTTTATTTGCTGCTCCAGCCATGTCACATCCTAGACAACCAAGAATGACTTGGACATATTCTTATCCTGAAAAAGATGTAATGGTCAGACGGGATTACAAAAAGTGTAAGAAGATCAAGTATATTACCAAATATGATAAGTATGGATGGTATACTGAACGTAAAGTTCTTCCTTTGAAATCCTGTTGGAGAAATGGTCACAGTCGTAGATCAAAAATTGAATATAACTTTTGGATTAATTGATGATTAATTCTTTGAAGACACCACTTCGTTATCCTGGCGGCAAAAGTCGTGCTTGCAAAAAGATTGACCCATACATTCCCGATCTTTCTTCTTATGATGAATATCGTGAACCTTTCCTTGGTGGTGGATCTGTTGCTATTCATTTGACCAAGAAGAATCCGTCATTGGAAGTTTGGGTCAATGATGCTTACGAACCACTGGTTAATTTCTGGCAGCAGATTCAAACTAATGCATATAATATTCAATATAAGTTAACAGAACTAAAGTCTAGGTATCCTGATCAAGAATCTGCTAGGGGTATATTTCTATCTTCAAAAGAATACCTTGCTGATGAAAGTAATGATGATCCGATGTGGAGGGCAATCAGTTTCTATGTTGTAAATAAGTGTTCCTTTTCTGGTCTTACTGAAAGTTCATCTTTTTCTAAGATGGCATCAGATAGTAACTTTTCTATGAAAGGTATTAAGAAGTTAGAAGCATATGGGGAAATAATTAGGAACTGGAATATAACTAATTACAGTTATGAAAAACTTCTAGATGGAACTAGGTCTGCATTTGTATACCTTGATCCTCCTTATGATATTAGGGATAATTTATATGGTCGTAAAGGATCAATGCATAAAGGATTTGATCATGATAAGTTTGCTAGGGACTGTGATAGTGCAGGCATGGACTGCCTGGTTAGCTACAACTCCGATCAATTAGTTAAAGATAGATTCGAGGGTTGGAAGACAGGTGAATTTGATTTAACATACACCATGCGTTCAGTGGGTGAGTACATGCGGGAACAGAAAGAACGAAAGGAACTGCTACTTTTTAATTATGGAACTGAAGGATTGGTTGAATAGTATTAATTTTACAAAGGAAGATCACACAGAAAATATTTCTGAGTATCCCCCTTTTATTGTCAATCGTTGTTTGTCTGGTCATTTGGACTGCATCATGTTTGCAAATGAAATGAACAAGTATCATTTCCTAGACAAAGATATGCAGTATCAATTTTATATAAATATTCTGAGAAAAAGGAAAAGATTTTCTCCTTGGATCCGTAAGGATAAAGTCACCGACCTTGATTGTGTTAAACAATACTATGGTTACAGCAATGAGAAAGCATCTCAGGCACTGAAGATTTTATCAAATGAACAGATCGACTTTATTAAACAACGACTTGACACTGGTGGCACAAAATGACACAAACAACTGAACCTCAGGTTAATTGGTCTCAAGATAAAATGATTGAGGTCAGACTGAATGCACCTGACGATTTCCTTAAGGTCCGTGAAACTCTGACTCGTATTGGTGTTGCTTCTCGTAAAGAAAAGAAGTTGTATCAATCGTGCCATATCCTGCATAAGCAAGGTAAGTATTACATCGTTCACTTCAAGGAACTGTTCGCACTTGATGGAAAGTATGCAAACCTGACTGTGAATGATGTTCAGCGTCGTAATCGTATTACTAGATTGCTTGCTGACTGGGGACTGATTTCTGTGGTTATAGAAGATAGCATTATGGATATTGCACCGCTGAATCAGATTAAAGTTCTTCCTTATAAAGAAAAAGGTAACTGGGTGCTAGAACAAAAGTATAATATTGGGAAGAAGGGTAAAGGTGAAGAGAAGGAATAAATAATTCTGCGATCTTTCGTGCGGTCGCTTCAAAAGTCGGAACTTACAAACACCCTTGACAGGGTGTTTTTTTATGTTATAGTATATTCAAGTCAGTCAAGCGGAAGCTGCCACTGATTTAAAAAGCAAACTTGCTATTTAATTATGCCTACTGATTCTGATTTTCGTAAACTGCCAACAGCATCATCTTGTCCTGATGTTGATTGGTTTAAGGACCTTCCTCTTCCAAAAGGACGGACCTTTGTATGCACTGGTCGTGAAAAGATCAAACTTGATCAAATTGAGCGAACTAATGAAGAAGGACAAGTCGTAAACATTGCGCGTGAGCTTGGAACGAACAAAGAAAACGTTCAAGACTTGGCGAATAATATCAAGATCAACGGAGTTCTTCTTGTTGCTCAACCTCCATTTGTAGGAACAAACAAGCGACTCTTTGATGGGTTTACTCGTACTGAGGCAATCGTCGGTATGGGTTTGGAGTATTGGGTATTCAACGTCGTAGAACCGAATGAAGGTTTTACCTGGAGTGATGTGTGGGATGAGATTGGTCTTGGTGCCAACAACCATCCACCCAGTAAGTCTGCCACCCGTGGAGATTTTACTAAAGCACTTGCACGTTGGGTTGCTACTCAAGAGCAAGAACCTACTCAGGGACAATGTGTTGATTGGATTAATCACATTCCACATTCTTTCTCACAAGAGATTGTCTCCAATATTGCTCAGACAGTTCTGAAGACTGAACGTGCTAGGAAATCTATGGAGTCTGTAGAACCCAAGGATGTGATTGCGCGAGTATCTAAAGATGGGAACTTTACAAGTCGAGTTGAAGTTATTCCTATCAATATTAGTGGTAGCGATACTTATGTCATGAGAGCATTTTTCCAAGCACTCAAGGCAGTTTCTAATCCTAAGAAGGACATGATTCGTGGTATTGGTTATCTGAAAGGTGTTCCCGCTGAAAAAGCTGAAGAAACACGTAAAGCAGGTATGAAGCTTCTTGATGAGTACAATGATATGTTTGAGGAAGCATTTCAACAACGTTTGAAGGTTGGTGCTAAGTATCGACTGATTGATGTTGATTATATCTATCCTCAAATCATCGATGTTGAGACATCTTTGATTCCTGTTGAGAAAACCGAATAAAAAAATTACGGGGTTCACTACCCCCTTTTTTATGCTTTCTTGTATAATTAGTATGTACGCCGAAAGGGTACACACAATACAATCTCGCTTATCAAGGAGAAGTTAAATGACTAACATTCAGAGGTTTTCTGCTGCCGACTTGGACAAGTTGATGGACAGGATTACTAGGGACACGATTGGTATGGACAAATACTTGAATCGTTTGTTCACTCATGAAGCACAGTCCAGTTATCCGCCTTACAACCTTGTCAACGTAGACGATAATACGTTTAAGGTTGAGGTCGCACTTGCTGGATTTAAAGATGATGAGATTAAAGTTTACACACAGGATAGTAAGCTAACTGTCGTTGGAAGTAAGGATGATAAAGGAGATTCTTACTATATCCATCGAGGACTTGCTCAGAGGTCTTTCACACGGTCTTGGGCACTGTCAGAAGACACAGAGGTAACCGATGTAACCTTTGAGCATGGTTTGCTTTCAGTGACACTTACACGGGTTGTTCCAGAAAAATATCAGAAGCGTGTGTGGTTTGGTTCTGAAGATTAATATATAATAAGTATCGTCGCCGCAGGGGTGCTACTGGCAAAATCCAGTGGACACCCCCATTTTTTTATGCTATAATACTTTAAAATGGAGGAAGTATGCCGAAGAAAGTACGGAAAGACAGTAAGGGTCGTGAAGAGGAGTGGAGTTGGGAAGAGACATCTGAAGCAAAAGCAGCAATCGCTAAACTTAACAAGACTATCTCTGAATTGGAATTGAAAGCACCTGACTATGGAGTTGGCAAATGAGTGAAGTAGAAAGCAAAGTTCTTATTTTGACTACAGGCATTACTTTAATCAGTCAGATTGAAGAAGTTTCTTCTGAACTTGGTTCACCTGATTGTAAACTAACAGAACCCTTTATTGTTAATGGTGATCAATCCCTATCTCCTTGGTTGGTAGATTTGACCAATCAAAATACGTTTATGATTCATTCTGATAAAATCTTGACCATTGCAGACCCGACTGGTAAACTAAAAGATAAGTACGAAGGTCTATTGAAATAGGGGCGACCTATATATTTCTTCTGGTTGATAGTATTTTCAATCAAGTAGATATATGCCATATTATTCAAATCGCTATTTTATTTATGTCGCTTCGGTTTTACACCAACGTTCAGAATCTTGGTAACAGTTTTCTGTTTCGTGGATATGAAGATGGTAAACGTGTTTCGTTCAAAGAAGAGTATCAACCTACACTTTATGTAAAGTCAAAGAAAGCAACCAAGTGGAAAACACTTGAAGGTGATAATGTAGAACCCATCAAACCCGGAAACGCGAAGGAATGTCGTGACTTCTTTAAGAAGTATGATGGGGTTGACGGGTTTCAGATTTATGGACAGGATAGATTTCTGTATCAATACATTTCAGACAAATATCCTGAAGATGAAATCAAGTTTGACATTACAAAGATTCATCTAGTAACAATTGATATCGAGGTTCAGGCAGAACATGGATTCCCAGATCCAGAATCCTGTTCTGAAGAAATGTTGACAATCACAATTCAGGATTACACCACCAAGGAAATTATCACTTGGGGTCGTAAGCCTTATGTGCCGACACAGAAGAACGTAACCTATCATCATCATCCTGAAGAAGTGTCCATGCTTGAGGCATTTCTTTTCTGGTGGCAAAATAATACACCTGATGTGGTGACTGGTTGGAACTGTAGACTGTATGATATCCCATATATCTGCGGTCGAATCAATCGTGTGATGGGCGAAAAGAAGATGCGGTCTCTTTCACCTTGGAACTTTGTGAACCATGAAGAGATTCAAATCTCTGGACGCAAGTTCAATGTCTTTGATATTTTCGGTGTATCTACACTTGACTATCTGGAACTGTATAAGAAGTTCACCTATAAGGCACAGGAGTCCTATCGTCTGGACTACATTGCTGAAGTAGAATTGGGTCAGAAGAAACTTGACCATAGTGAATTTGAAACGTTCCGTGACTTCTATCGCGGTAACTGGAAGAAGTTCGTTGATTACAACATCGTTGACGTGGAACTTGTTGACCGTCTGGAAGACAAGATGAAATTGATTGAACTGGCATTGACCATGGCATATACTGCTAAGGTCAACTACAACGATGTCATGTTCCAAGTCCGCACTTGGGACGTTATCATTTACAATTATCTGCGTAAAAGGAATATCGTTGTCCCGCAACGAAACCGCAGTGATAAAAGCGACAAGTATGCTGGTGCCTATGTGAAGGAACCTGTACCAGGTGTGTATGACTGGGTGGTGTCGTTTGACTTGAACTCGCTGTATCCGCATTTAATTATGCAGTACAACATCTCACCAGAAACACTGATTGATGAAAAGCACCCGTCAGTCACAGTTGACAAGATTCTGAATAAGGACTTAACCTTTGAGATGTACAAGGACTATGCCGTATGTGCTAACGGCGCAATGTATCGAAAGGATGTGAAAGGTTTTCTTCCTGAATTGATGGAGAAGATTTATAAAGAAAGAACCGTATATAAAAAGAAAATGCTTGAAGAGAAGAAAAAACTTGAAGAAATTGAAAATGAAATGAAGACGAGGAAAATTATATAAATAGTGATATTGGGAACGATTATTTTAGATGTATTATTTAATTTATAAAACAACAAATAAAATAAATCAAAAATATTACTATGGGGCACATTGTACCAATAATGTTGATGATGATTATTTGGGTTCTGGTATTGCTTTGAAAAAAGCAATAGAAAAATATGGAAGAGAAAATTTTTATAGGGAAATTGTTGAATTGTGTGATAGTGAGGATGAAATGTATTTGAAGGAAGAAAAGATAGTTGCCGAGCACTATAAGAAAGATGAGTGCTATAATATGAATGTTGGTGGAAAGGGTGGGTGGAACTATGTAAATTCTAATCGTATTAATTTTGGAGATAATAATATTATGCGAAAGTCTTCAAAAGTTAGGCAGATTGTTTCGCAAAAAGGAAAGCAAACTCGTAATGGAAATTTAAAATACAAACAGATTGCTTTGGATAATTTAAAAAAAGCACTTGAATTTAATACTGGTAAAAAACGACCAGAACATTCGGAATTTATGAAAGAGTGGTCAACAAATTACTGGAAAGAAAATAAAGATTACATTAGAGATTGTTTATCTTCTACGTTTAAGATAACTTCTCCCAAAGGTGAAGAAATCATTACAAATAGACTTGAAGATTGGTGTAAAGAAAACCATCTTCCACATTCAACTCTGTGGGTAAGTAGCAGTAAAAATGGTAAAGTGGTTACAAAAGGTAAAGCAAAGGGGTGGAAATGTGAACTTATCTGAATTATCTGATTCTCAATTGAAAATTTTGAGGGAAAAAACTATAAAAGAAGTTGCTAGATGCAATAATATACAAATGGCGAGAAAAATTCAATTAAATTCTGCTTACGGAAGCGTGGGAAATCAATATTTTAGATATTTTAAAATTGAGAATGCTGAGGCAATTACTCTCTCAGGTCAGGTTTCCATTCGTTGGATTGAAAGTAGGATGAATGATTATCTAAATACCCTATTAAAAACGGAAGATGTGGATTATGTCATTGCATCCGACACTGACTCAATCTATATTAATTTTGGACCTCTTGTTGATAAATTTTACAGTGGTCTTGTTGATGAACCGACTAAACTTGTGGAGATCATTAACAAGATCTGTGAGGACAAACTGGAACCGTTCATCGAATCCTCTTATCAGGATCTTGCGACGTATGTAAACGCCTACGAACAAAAGATGCAGATGAAGCGGGAGAACATTGCTGAACGCGGTATCTGGACAGCAAAGAAAAGATACATCTTGAATGTGTGGGACAGTGAAGGTGTTCGTTATGAAGAACCAAAACTAAAGATGATGGGCATTGAAGCAGTCAAATCATCCACTCCTGCACCATGTAGAAAAATGATTAAGGACGCATTGAAATTGATGATGCGTGGAACTGAGGATGATGTTATTGACTTTATCGATGATGCTAGGGCAAAGTTTAGAAAGATGAAACCAGAGGAAATTGCATTCCCTCGTACAGTCTCTGATGTGAACAAGCACAAATCACACACAACAATCTATGGAAAGGGTTGCCCGATTCATGTGCGTGGTGCTCTTCTATATAATCACTATATTAAAGAAAAAGAACTTACTAATAAGTATTCCACTATTAATAATGGTGAGAAGATTAAGTTTGTATATCTGAAGAAAGCAAACCCAATTAGGGAAAATGTTATATCTTTCATCTCTGATTTCCCGCACGAAATTGGTATTGACAAGTATATTGATTATGACCTACAATTTGACAAAGCTTTCCTTGAACCTGTGAAAGCAATCCTTGACGCTATCGGATGGAATGTCGAGAAAGTTGTAAACCTAGAATTATTTTTTGGATAAATGGATCTACCAATTGATGATAAAGAGTTGAATATCAGTATCAATGCCCTCAAACGGGGTAATGATGTATCTCTTTATGAAAAACTGAATAAGATTAAGGAGATTCGTGACTCTAACCCTGGTGGTCCATATAAGAAGATTGCCCGTGAACAATTTGGATTTGTACTATGATGGATTTTTTAAAAGATATTGTAAAAGAAATCGGGGATGACTACACAAAACTCGCAGCAGACATCGACGATACAGAAAAATATGTTGACACGGGTTCGTACATTTTTAACGGACTTGTTTCGGGGTCTATATTTGGTGGCGTATCTGGGAATAAGATTACTGCCATTGCTGGTGAGTCTAGCACTGGCAAAACTTTTTTCAGCTTGGCAGTCGTCAAGAATTTCCTTGATGCTAATCCTGATGGGTATTGTCTATATTTTGACACTGAAGCCGCTGTCAACAAATCTCTTATCGCAAGTCGTGGGATCGACCTGAACAGATTTGTTGTTGTTAATGTTGTAACAATTGAAGAGTTTAGAACCAAAGCTTTGAAAGCGGTGGATATATATTTGAAAACCTCAGTGGAAGATCGCAAACCATGCATGTTTGTGTTAGACTCTTTGGGGATGCTTTCAACCGAAAAAGAAATCAAGGATGCTCTTGATGACAAGCAAGTTCGTGACATGACCAAATCACAACTTGTCAAAGGTGCTTTTAGAATGCTTACCTTGAAACTTGGTCAGGCAAACATTCCAATGATCGTTACCAACCACACCTACGATGTTATCGGTTCTTATGTTCCTATGAAAGAGATGGGGGGTGGTTGTTTAGTTGGTGGTACCGAAGTTCATACCGAGACAGGTCTGGTTCCTATTAACGAATTACAAATCGGAGATAGAGTAAGGACTATGTTTGGGTTCTCTCCTGTTACTGATACATTCCATTTTACTGATAAGGATGTTTATGAATTGGAATTAGACGATGGAGAAATTATTAGGTGTTCTGGTGAGCATAAGTTTTTAGTGGATACTGGGGATGGTTATGAATGGAAAATGGTTACAGATTTGTTGCCATCTGACTCCATCAAATCTATGTAAAAGTCGGTTCTGGACTAAATAATAATAGTTAAGTCCAGAACCTTGTTTTTATCTAACAAATATACAGAGTGTTACTTCCGTATTATTAATAAGGCAAGTCTTAGGGAACTCCCCCAAATTACTGAATGTCATCATATTATACCTAAATCATTGGGTGGTGAAGAAAACCCAGAGAACAAAGTATATCTAACACCAAGAGAACATTTTGTCTGTCATCATCTTCTTCTGAAGATGTTAGAGGGAAAATCAAAACAGAAAATGTGTTATGCTTTTTATAGAATGAACTCCAGTAATAGTAATGGAGTTAGGTGTGAAAATCTCAATTCTTATGGTAGAATAAGAGAACACTACTCTCATCTCACTTCTGGTGTAAATAACCCATTTTTTGGAAAGGGTCATTTCGGATATTCTAACCCAATGTCCAAACCTGAGGTTCGTGAGAAACATAAACAAATTGTTTCTTCACCAGAACATAGAAAGATGATGAGTGATAAAATGTCTGGTGAAAATAATCCATTTTTTGGAAAATCTCATTCAGATAAAACTAAGAAGTACCTCTCTGAGATGGCATCTCAGAGAACAGGTGAAAACTCTCCCCGTTATGGGAAGAAACACAGACGAGTTGTTTGTGAACACTGCCAAAAAGAAATCACTTACCCAATGTATAAGAGGTGGCATGGAACGAATTGTAAAGTCTATCAAGAAAATAAAGACTGAGGATGTTTATGACATCACAGTTGAAGGAGAGCATCATTACATTCTTGGTAATGGTGTCGTGTCTCACAATTCTGGTCTCAAATATGCTGCGTCTACGATTATCTATTTGTCTAAGAAAAAAGAAAAAGATGGAACAGAAGTTGTCGGAAATCTTATCAAGGCAAAGACTGCTAAGTCGCGTTTAAGTAAGGAGAATAAAGATGTGGAGATACGTTTGTTTTACGATGAGCGTGGCCTTGATCGATATTATGGTCTTCTTGAACTTGGTGAGATCGGCGGACTTTGGAAAAATGTAGCAGGACGTTATGATCTAGGTGATGGTAAGAAGATTTATGCCAAACAGATTCTTAAGGAACCTGAAACATATTTTACTGAAGAAGTGATGGAAAAGTTAGATGCTATTGCTAAGGAGGAGTTCTCTTACGGTTCATGAATGTACTTGACTTTGTTTTAAAAATTGATAATGTGCTGCCAGATCAAATTTGTGATGAATTGATCAAACTTTTTGAGGAGAGTGAACATAAAGATAGATTAGATCTAGAAGGGTATCCAAACTGGACTAATCTTTTCATTTGCAATCATCACCCAAAAGCAGAGCAAAAATTACAGAATGTATATCTAGCAATCGCCCGAAAGTATCAAGAATGGTTGGGTGAATATGGTCTTCATTTTAATACAAGAGATTTTGATTTTGAGGGATCCAATGTTAAGAAGTACGTCGGGGGAACTGACGATGTATATAAAAGACATGCAGATGTAGCATCGCTTAACACTAGTCAGAGGTTTGTTGCTATGTTATTTTATCTTAATGATGACTTTGAGGGCGGCGAAACTATTTTCTATCCTAGTATGTCGATTAGACCTAAGAAGGGATCTGTGGTAGTATTTCCTCCTTATTGGTTATTTCCACATGAGGGAACTCCTGTAATTAAGGGTGAAAAATACATTATGTCAACATATTGTCTTTGGAATTGGAATGAATAAGATTGAATTTTTAATTTTAAGAAATCTTCTTCATAATGAAGAATACTGGAGAAAGGTAATTCCTTTTGTAAAGTCGGAATATTTTGAAGATCCCAACCAGAGGATTGTGTATGAAGAGATTCACTCTTTCGTAACTGAATATAATGAGATTCCTACAAAGGAAATCTTAAATATTGAAGTTGAGAAACGTAAAGATATTAATGAACAAACCTACAAGGAGATTTCAAAAGTAATTAGTTACCTTGATGATGAACCTGCAGAATTTGAATGGTTGTTGGACACCACAGAAAAGTGGTGTCGAGATCGTGCTATATATCTGGCATTGTTAGAATCTATCGGTATCGCTGACAGTAATGATTCACAGAAAACATCTGATGCTATTCCATCTATTTTATCTGATGCACTTGCTGTAAGTTTTGATAATCATGTAGGGCATGATTATCTTCTAGACTATGAACAACGATATGAAACATACAACAGAAAAGAGTCTAGGATTCCGTTCGACCTTGAATTCTTTAACAGGATTACAAAGGGCGGGCTCCCGAATAAAACACTTAATATTGCTCTTGCTGGTTGTGTTCATCCAGAAACCAAAGTTAAAATTAGGTTTAGGAAGTTAAACTTATAAATACCTAAAAAGTATTCGTAAGATGGACGCACAAGATTTTCGTAGTCTTCAAGAAGCATA